TATGGGGGCTAAGCCGCAGTTGACGAGTAATCTTGTTGGTATTACTAACCGTGCGCAGTTGAATGCGTTTGAGGCTGGTCCGGGTAGGGCTATTGCTCTTCTTCCGGTGCCTTCTGATACTGAGTCTCTTTTTACTGCGTTGAAGGGTTTGCCTGACGCATGGGAGAAGGCGCGCTCTGAGGTTGTGAGCAACCCGGCTAGTCTTTTGCCGAAGATGGCTCAAATGTCCGGGATCCCTCCGGAGGGTTTGCAACTTTTGACGGGTAAGAATAATCCGGGTCCGTCTGATTTTGAGCCGTCTGCTGTTGCTGCTCAGGCGTTGCTGTTTCAGCAGGCGCGTGCTTTGAAGCGCGTGCGTGAAGTGATTGATGTGATGGATCCTGCGGGGGGTGGTTCCCCAAAAGTGCAGCCCCTCGCGAAGGGGCTCTCGTCCCGACGGGTGCGCGTGTTGCCGCGGGATCACCCGCGCTCGGTGGACGTGATGTTGCGGAAAGCGGTGGGTCTTCCTCTGGTGTAGGGGAGCCGGATCTTTCTGATATTGATTACGACAAGGTGACGGAGATTGTTTCCGGCATTGGTTCGATGATTGGTATGTCGAAGGTGAAGCAGCAGGTGAATACGCTGATTGCGACGAGTGTGTATAACCGTCGTCGTGAGGCGGAAGGTTTGCCTGTTGAGCAGGACACTAAGCACATGATTTTTGTGGGTAATCCGGGTACGGGTAAGACGGAGATTGCTCGTTCTATTGCTCCATTGTATAAGGCTCTTGGTTTGGTTCCTTCGGATAAGTTTGTTGCGCCGAAGAAGTCGGAGTTGATTGGTACGCATCTGGGTGAGACTCAGACGCTGGTGCAGGAGCAGTTTGATAAGGCTCGTGGTGGCGTGTTGTTTATTGACGAGGCGTATGCGCTTGTTCAGGGCAAGGATGATATGTATGGCCGTCAGGCTGTGGATACGTTGCTTGAGTTGATGGAGAACCATCGTGATGACACGGTGGTTATTCTTGCTGGTTATCCGAAGCAGATGGGTGAGTTTCTTGCGACGAACCCGGGCTTGGAGTCGCGGTTCACTACCAGCATTGAGTTCCCTGATTATTCGTCTAAGGATTTGACGAAGATTGCTGGGCTGTTTTTCAAGAAGGGTGATTACAAGCTTGATAAGCGGGCTGCGGAGTTGGTTGGTTCTGCGGTGAGTGAGTTGGGTGAGGGTAATGCTCGTAATGCCCGCAACATTGTTCAGGCGATTAGGCAGGCGCATGTGCGCCGGGTTGCTAATGCTGAGGACGCTGATTTGACGCGTATTACGGCGGAGGATGTTGAGTTGGGTGTTGCTCAGTATCGGGCTCAGCGTCTGCGTGCTGCTAATGTGAACGCATAGTTTTGTCTATGTGAGGGTTGTTGATGGACCGCTGGTGGGATGATGAGGGCGCGGCTCGCGTTGTTCTGGCTGGTATTGATGGCCGTGACGTGGTGCAGGGTGTGGGTTCGGCTGTGTTGGGGTATCACGCGCTTGCGAAGTCGGCGTTGGGTGGTTTGACGGGTCGTTCGCTGGTTGATGCGGCTGATGTCGTTGACGCGTTGAATAGCGCCGATTTTTCTCCCGTTGCGAAGGCGTTGTCTGCGGCTGTTGAGCCGGTGATGGGTGATGCTTCGAGCGAGTATGGTCGGTTGTTGGCGTCGCAGATTCATCAGGATGCTGTTGAGGGTGTTTCTCATGTGTTGACTGTGTGGTCTTCTGCGGGTGTTCCGATGCCTTTTGCGGTGGAGCGTGCTGCTGATGTGGTGGGCGTTCCTGCGAAGCGTGTTGGTTCGTATGTGAATGCTGTGAAGGCTCCTGTGGTGTCTCCTGTGGTGCGTGTTGATGCGGCTGATCGTTCTTTGATGGATTTTGCTTCATATGTGGGTGCTCGAGAGTCGAGCGCGGAAGTGTCGAAGGCTGTTCGTTTCCGTGAGGAAGATCATCGGAGGGATCCTGAAGGTAAGTTTGCGGTGAAGCCTGGTCGTTCTGCTGAGGATGTTGAACGGCTTGCTCGTTTAGAGCGGTTGCAGCGTTCTAATGCCGTTCCTATGAAGCGTGAGGATAAGAAACCTGCGCTGTCTGATTTGATGTCTTTGTTTGATCTAAAGGCTGAACAGCGACCGAACGCTGTTCGCGAACACGCAACAAGGGAACATGCTAAGCGAGAGCATGCTGTTCGTGAGCACGCTAAGCCTGATGTTGCTAAACCGAAAGAGCCGAAGGCTAGGAAAACTCCATCTTTAAGTAAGCTTCCTAGGGCTGTTACGCAGAGGGAGCTTAAAGCGAAGATTGTTGAGCAGCCTTTTCATGTCGCGCATGACGTGAAGGATCACATCGCTTATGTCCCTATTCGACTGTTGCAGCAGTTTGAGAAGGATGGTTTTACTGCTGGTGACGTGAAGCGTTTGCTTATTGAGAATCAGTTAGCCACCGAGTTGTATTTTTCTGATCGTAGGATTGTTGAGAGCGACTCGGGTGCGTGGTCTAACTTGATGATGGAAAGCGGTGAGCCTATGGGAATGTTGATCATTTCGGGCGCTGTGCCGATTTATGATGGCGGCACTGATGGTGAAGGTTTCTCTGTTCCGAATCAGGCGCGTTTTTCTTTTCAGGACAGCAATCCGGATCCTGTGATGTTTTCTGGCAGAGATACTCCTGTTGGACACTATGCTTTGGTTCCTCAGCAGTGGCGTTTTACGTACGACGGTGAGGAGCTTGGTAAGTCGCGCGAGCAGTGGCGTGTGGATGGCAAGTTGCGGATGGTCAATGTTGAGCGGGACGCGGATGGGAAGTTTGCTGACGTGGATCCGCGGTTAGAGCGTCTCGCTCGTTTGGAGCGAGCTAATCGGCCTGTCGCTCGGCAGGAGAAAAAGGTTTCTCCTACGTTGACTGATTTGTCTGCGCTGTTACCTGCTAAAAGCCGGGAGGCTTTTCAGCCTCGGCATGCTGTTCGCGAACATGCCGTTAGGGAGCATGCGGTTAGGGAACATGCTGTTCGCGAGCATGCTATTCCTGTTGAGACTGTAATTAAACCTGCTGTGGCGTCTGCGGGCACACCGAAACGTCCTGCGCGTCGAAAGACTGCCGCAACGCCTCAACCGTCTACGCAAGTTTTTGAGAGGCTTGATTATGGCAAAGCTAAGGGTTACCAGATGTCGTCTGCCCATTTCATGGACATGCTTGCGGGTGAAGATTCACGTACCAGCCTTGCTGTAAACGACCTAGATAGGGTTCTTGGGGCTACGTTCACTGCTCGCATGAAAGATCCTGGGTATGTTTTTGAGGACAGCCCGTTGACGCGTTTTTCTAATCTAATGCACAACTACATTAGCGTCGGTAATGGATCAGAAGGCGAGGTTTTGTTTGAACAGCGTGTTTCGGCAGATTCCGGAAGCCTTGCACAAGTGCAGGATCGTGCTGTAGAAATTCAAGAGGATCATTACGCCCGCGAACGCATGGAATCTCCGTACACTGCTTTGAGCAGCGGTGTACGTGTTGATTCTGTGGACGGGAAAGTTGTAGCCGTACGGGTTGCTTACGACCCCGGAGATCCCCCGGTTTTTGTTACCGGTTCTGACGCCGCGTTGAAGGCGTTTCGGACTAACAAGGACGTTCGTATAGCAATTCACGAAAGTCCATTTGCGAAGGAGTCATTGGCGGAGGCGTTTACTATGTCGCGGCGTGAGTTGGGGGATATTGGTAACGTTCCTATCCGTTTGGTGACGGTAAGTCTGCCCGGGGAATACTGATTCCTTGGTGGCGTCTGTTACTTTTGTGCGGGATGATAAGACTAGCCCTAGGTGGAGGTTTGTATGGATTCGCGTCGTGTGGTGAAGTCTCTTTACGAGGTGGATCCTAATTTTGTTGCACTGTGTGACACGTTGTTTGGTCCGACGGTGGATAGTGCTGACGTGTGGTCTTATTTGTATGACCGGGATGCTGTGTCGAAGATGAGTCCTGCTCCGTCTGATGTTTCTGTGCCGACTGGTGTGAGTAAGCCTTCGCGTGGTGTTTTGGTTCCGAAGCCGCCGATGCCGAAGCCTGCCGCGGTGAAGACTGCGCCTCAGCCAGCGCCGATGGCGAAGAAGCCTGCGTCTCCTGTGTCTTCGGGGACTGTTGTGAAGTCGTATGACGTGGTGTGGAGTGGCGAGTTTTCTAAGCTTGATTCGGATAAGCGTCAGGCTTTTGGGTGGGCTTCTGTTGTGGAGGTTGATGGTCAGCCTGTGGTTGATTTGCAGGGTGATTGGATTACTCCGGACGAGTTGGAGCGTGCGGCGTATACGTATGTTCAAAAGTCTCGTGTTGGTGGTACGCAGCATAAGCGTGATGAGTTTGGTAATGCTGTGAAGGCTGGCGAGATGATTGAGTCTTTTGTTGTGACTGATGAGAAGATTGAGAAGATGGGGTTGCCTGCGGATACTCCTCGTGGCTGGTGGGTTGGTTACCAGTATGAGGAGGGGGATACGTGGGCTGATATTAAGGCTGGTCGTAAGACTGGGTTTAGTGTTCATGGTCGCGGTAAGCGTGTTGAGGCTGAAATCTAATGGCTTTGTTTGAGCCTCGTTCTTATGGGCGTATGCCGGATGATTTGATTATGCCGTCGATTGGTATTCCGTCGAGTCGTGTGTCTTCGGATCCTGTTTCGCCGTTGGCGATGTTTGCGTCTAGCCGGATCATGCTTGATAACGGTGCTGCGTTGATGGGTCGTAAGCTTTCGCGGGCTGAGCGTCGCCAGGGGTCTCGGAATGCTTACGCTTTTGTTGGTGCTCGTGGTTTGGCGTATTCGCCGTTGGAGATGTTGGGATGAGCGGCGGTGTTTCTTCTGGCACTCCTTCTTTGAAGGAGGCTCGCACCGGCCAAGTGTTGAACGGTGTGGCGACTGCTGGTGGTTTGCATGCCGCGTATTTGACGGGTAAGGAAATTAAGCGTGCGGTGAAGACTCCTGCGTCTGATGTTCCTTCCGCGGGTAAGGTTGTTGGGCGTTTGCGGAAAGTTCCCGGCATTGGTCGTGCTTTTAAGGATCCGAAGAGGGCGGCTTTGGCGTCGCTTGGTGGTTGGGGTGTTTTGCATACCGCTGAGTTGGCTAGTGATGCTTTGTCGGCTCGTGCGTTACATCGTCAGGCTCGGCAGGCTAGCGAATCTAAGGTGGTTAAGGGTATGTCTTATTTGGGTGTTGATCCTCGTAATGGGTCTGGTCGTCGTATTGTTGAGGTAAGAAAAGCTAATCCGCTTTCTCAGATTAAGTTTGCTCGCACTATTTCTCATATGGGTGCTGTTACTGGGCCGTCAGCGAATGCTGTTGCTGGGTCTGCGCGTTCGCAGGGGAAACTTGTTGATGCGCGTTTGGCTCGCCGTTTTGAGCGGGCGCAGCGGGGTCCCGCTGTGGCTGAGGCGAAGCAGGCTCGTCGTGACGCTTTGGTTTCGGCTCGTAAGACTCCTACTGGTCAAACGATTGGTGAGCGTCGCGCTGCTGTCCAAGCGTCACAATCGGCTCGCGCTGGTGGTACTAATGTTGGGTCAATGGAGCGTGCGGCGAAGGATAGGGCGCTGGCTAATGCGCAGCGTGCTCGTTCGGAGCGTTTCGCTAGCATGAGTGGCCGTGAGCGCGTTGGTGCTGCGGCTAAGGAAAAGTTTGGTAACGCTAGTCTTAAAACGAAGATTGGTGTGGGTGCTGGTGCTACAGGTGCTGGCGCGCTGATGGCTACTGGCCGTAAGAAGCAGCCTGCTAGTCAAGAGCCTTCGTACGCTATGTATGGTAAGGCTCGGCATTTTGATCCGGAAAGCGACCGTCAACGTCGCATGGGAATGTACGCTGGTGTTCTTGGTGGTGGTTCTGTTGCTGCTGGCTCTATTGCAGGTCGCGGCGGGGAGTTTCTTTCGGCTAATAAGGTTGTTGATGGCCGTAAGTTTTATGGTGTTCGTGGTTCAAAGCGTGGTTTGATTGCTGCTGGTCTTGCTGGTGGTTTGGGTGCTGGTTCTGCTGCTGTGTATGGTCGCGGTGTTTCTCGTCGTAATCAGCCGTGGAACTGATCTACTTTTTTGTTGTTTGTAAAATATTTATGGCGTATCCCTATCGCGCAGGCGGGAGTTGTGCTCCATGATTAGTTCTATGGGTAGGAAAGTGAACAAGCTGTTTGACCTCGAGTTTGATGAGGTTTCTTCTGTTGACCGTCCTGCTAACCAGCACGGTTTGATTGCGTTTTCTAAGGCTGCGAATGCCGCTGACATGATTGAGGAGAGTCGCGTGACAGATCTGTACACCGATACTGGGCTTCCTGTTGATGAGGATGATCTGGAACATGGCGACACTGTCTTCGATGAGGCTGGTAATGAGTTTGTTTTCGTTGCGGATGACGAAGACGACGATGACGAAATTGGTAAGGCGCTTTCAATGAGTGGTTTGCGTACTGCCGCTAACCAGTTTAAGACTGGCATGAAGGGCGAGATTACTAGCGGACCGTCTGCTGAGGGTGCTGCGAAGCTTAACCCGATGGCGCAACGTGTAGGTTTTGGTGCGCGTAAGAATGGTAAAAAGATTGCTGCTGGCACCGCTGCTGGTGTTGGTGTTGGTGGAGGAGGAGCGTACATGATGCGTGACCGTGACGGTGACGGTGTCGGCAAGTCTTTGGGCGATTCGGTGCTTGAGCAGCTTTCGAAGGCTGTTTCTGAGTCTGACCGTGAGTTCATTATCGCTAAGGCGTTGGACGAGGTTGAGATTGCTAAGTCTCAGGCTCAGGCGGCGCAGGATGAACTGGCGATGCTTCAGGATGAGCGTGTGACTGAGGCGTTTATTGCTAAGGCTGCTGAGTACAACCTCCCGGTTCACCCTGGAGTGTTTGGTCCGATTTTGAAGGCTGCTGCTTCGGTCCTCACTGATGAGGAGTTGGACATTCTTGACCATGTTCTGACTGCTGCCGGTGACGCGATCTATGACGAGGTTGGCCTCGCTGGTGGTGCTTCGAACTCCATTTACGATCGCGTGAATGGTTTGGCTTCGGAGATGGTCACTAAGTCTGCTGGGGATTTCTCGCTTGAGCAGGCTTCGACTGCAATGTTCGCTGCTAACCCGGACGCGTATGACGCGTACATTTCTGAACAGAACGGATGGTGACGTAAGAGATGGCTTTCGACGAGAATTTTCATTCTGCGAGTTTCGCGGCTGACTCGAGCATCGGTATTTTTACTGGTGTTCCTGGTCAGACTGGTGCGGCTTCGCCGAACAACGGTCGTATGTACCGTTTTGTGAAGGTGACTGGTAAGTACACGGTTGGTCTTTGCACTACGAAGGCGTCGGATCGTTCTGTTGGCGTGTTGCAGAATAAGCCGCAGCAAGTTGGTGGTGCTGCGTCTGTCGCTATTCGCGGTATTTCTTATGTTGAGTCTGGTGGTGGCGCTACGGCGATTACCGCGGGTGCTGCTGTGACCTGTGATTCTGTTGGTCGCGCGATTGCACAGTCTGGTACGGAGCAAGTTTATGGTATTGCGCTTCAGTCTTCGTCCACTACGGGCGAACTGATCAGCGTTCTGTTGAAGTAGCCTAGGGCTGAGAAGAGAAGGATCCTAATATGCCCAGTCCCGCTCAGTCCGACCTTCACGTCAATGCTCCGTTAACTAACGTCAGCATTGCGTATCTTCAGTCGGCATCGACCTACCTTGCGGATAAGGTTTTCCCCAAGGTCCCTGTTTCTAAGCAGTCTGATCTGTACTGGAAGTACAGCAAGGCGGATTGGCGTCGTACTGACGCTAAGCGTCGTGCTCCTGGTACTGAGACTCCGGGTTCTGGTTGGAACCTGACCACGGATCAGTATTTCGCGCATGTGTACGGTATCCACAAGGATATTGATGACCAGTTGCGCGCGAACGCTGATTCGAACTTCAACCTTGATCGGGATGCTACTGAGTTCATTACGAACCAGTTGCTGCTTCAGCGTGATATTGACTGGAACGCTGCTTATTTCAAGACTGGCGTCTGGGCTACTGACAAGGTTGGTACCACTGACTTTGTGAAGTGGTCTGACGCTGGTTCGGATCCGATTAGCGATGTTGCTGACATTGTTGTGGCGTTTCGTAAGTTGACTGGTTTTAAGCCGAACATTTGCGTTCTTGGCGCGGATGTTATGAAGGGTTTGAAGCAGCACCCGGACATTATTGACCGTATCAAGTACACCCAGAAGGGTATTGTTACGGAGGATCTGATTGCGACTCTGTTTGATGTGGATGAACTGTACACGTCGTATGCGACTGCTGCGGGTGTGTCTGGTGCTACTGATTTCGGTTCGCCTGCTCAGTTCCCGGATGCTGGTGTTCAGGCTTCTGTGAACACTGTGTTTACTGCGGTTGGTTCGGCGTCTTCGGGTTCTACTGCGGTGACTCTTGGTGCTGCTGATACTCGTATCATTGTTGGTACTCCGGTTTCGGGTACTGGTGTTGCCGCGGGTACTACCGTTGCTGCCGTTTCGGGTACTTCGGTTACTCTGTCGGCTAACACTTCGGCTGCGATTTCTTCGGGTACGTTGACGTTTGGTACTGTCGGTTTCGATTTCATTTCGAACTCGAAGTCTGTGCTGTTTGCGTATGCTCCTTCGGGTCCGTCGCTGATGACTCCTTCTGCCGGTTATACGTTTACGTGGAACGGATATCTTGGTGGTAACGGTCAGGGCATCAAGGTGAAGCGGTTCCGTATGGAGAACATTGCTTCGGACCGTATTGAGGCTGAAATGACTTATGACATGAAGGTTGTTGCTCCGGACTTGGGGTATTTCCTTAGCAGCGCTGTTGCGTAAGGGGTAGTTGTGCATACCATTCCTGCGACTATTAAGGCCGCTAAGGCGATTGTTCTCCGTGGCACGTCATATGCTAAGGATGCGACGATTTCGGCGGCTGATATTGCTGCGCTTCGTAAGTTGGATGCGCTGATTAGCAAGAATGTGTTGTATGCGACTCCTGACGTTTTTGGTCGTAACACGTCGTCGTCGGGTGGTGTTCGTAAGGGTAAGCGTCGCCCGACGCCGGTGTTTATTGGTGCTAAGAGTCGCGTGATTTTGGCTCGCGGTACGACTAATGACTTCACTGTGTCTGCTGTGGTTGATGGGACGCTCACGAAGAAGGTGACGATCACTCTTGTTGGTGGTGAGGCACCGTTCTCTATCAACTGGGGCGATTCGTCTTCGTCTTCGGTGCGTGGTCGGACTGCTACTCGTACATACGCTACGGCTAGTACGTTTACGATTACTGTGACGTCTAGCAACTTTGATACGACGTCTACGACTGCGACAACTACGTAATGGCTGGGCGTCCTCGTAAGGTGCGCGAACCTGTGTATCGGGCGGTACGGCGTCTTGTGATTGATGGTCGCGTGTTTGAGCCTGGTGATGTTGTTCCGGGTGCTGCTTCGTGGCTTCGTTTGGAGTCGTGGGTGAAAGCTCGTCGCGTTGAGTTGGTGGATGCCTGATGTGCGCTTCGTGTGGGTGCGGGTGTAAGCCAGGTAAGCCTGATAAGGGCTGTGAATGTACATGTAAGACGTGTAAAGGGGCTCGCGTGTCTTCGTATGGTGTTGAGAAGTCGTTGCGTGAGTTGTCTGCTTTTGCGGATGAGGTTTTGAAGAGCGAGAGTAAGAAACGTCTTCGCGAGACTGACGCTTATAAGCACGTGGTGTGGAACCGTGACATGTATGGCCATGAGGGAGCTCAAAACAATCGGAAGATTCTCCTTCGTGAGATTCGTCAGGCTCGCCGGGAGAAGGCTGGCAAGTACGCGGCTGTTGGCGCGGGTACTGGTGCTGGTCTTGGTAGTGCTGCGGGTCTTGTCATTGGCGGTCCTCGTGGCGCTTTGGCGGGTGCTGGTCTTGGTGCTTTGGCTGGTGCTTACGGTGGTTTTGATGCCGCGTTGACTCGCGCTGATTATGTTGGTCGTAAGCGTGCGGTGAAGCATCCTGATTATCAGGTGAAGAAGGAAGATCGGCCGTCTAGTGGCAGGCCGTCTGCTGGCCGTATTGCGACGGGCTTGGCTTTTCCTAGTGTTCATCCGCTTGTTGCGGGTCGTAAGGGCCGTAAGCTTGATGCTTTTGGTAATGTTTATATTCCTACGCTTGGCGGCAGTTTTGCCGGCAATATTGCTGGCTCTACTTTGGGACGTGTTGCTGGCCGCGGTAAGCCTGCTGCCGTTATTGGCGGTGCTATTGCTGGTAGCGTTGCTGGTAGTGCTACTGGCAACCTTTATGGCATTAGGCGCAATAACCGTAAGGGTAATTACAAGGCCCAGCAAAACTTCGATAACTAGTTTCAAGGCTTGCTGCTTAAGCTGGTAGTTTGTTTGGGGTCGTTTCGACGTTAGGCTGTATGTATGTGGTCTTATAGCGGCGATCCTTCGTCTTCTGAGCGTGACCAGGTGCGTTTTTACGTGCAGGACACTGATGAGGCTCGTCCGTTGTTGCAGGATGAGGAGATTGATTTTCTTCTCACGCAGTGGGCTGATGCGTTTGGTTCGCCTTTGTATACGGCGGCGGTTGCTGCTGAGGTGATTGCGGCGTCGTTTGCGACGCAGGTGAATGTGAACTCTGGTGGGGTTAGTGTTGATCAGGGTGCGTTACAACAGCGTTACAATGATTTGGCTTCGTCTTTGCGTGAGCAGTATAAGGCGTTGTATTCGATGGAGGCTCCGGATCTTTCGAGTGTGATGGCCCAGGATCCTGATTTCACTATTTTGCCGTTGTCGTTTGGTGTGGGTTTTCACGATAATCGTTGGGCCGGTGCTCAAAATTATGGTAGCGAACATGGGTTAGTTTCTCCGTACGAGGAGACTGGTTACCGGTGAGTAGTAATGTGGCGTTGCGGGCGTTGCAGTCCGCGAAGGCTATTGCTCAAGCGAACTCTGAGGGCAATATGGGTTCTGCTGTGACGATTACTCGTAAGCCTTCTGTTGCGGGTCTCGCGTTGTCGAGTGTGGGTGAGTTGGATTCTGCTGGTGGAACTGTTGTCTATTCGGGGCGTGCTGAGTTGGGTAATGCGACTGGGCCTGTGACGTACACGGTGGGTGATGAGGTGCAGTTTTTTTCTTCGGGTGTGGCGATTATTCCGGTTGAGGTTGATTCTGTTCCGGTTGAGCCGCAGATTAATGATTTGTTGCGTGTTGATGCGTCGAATGATCCTTTGTTGACGGGTCGTTTGTTTCGTATTGTTGATGTTGAGGTTTCTGGGGTGTTGGTTCCGTCGCGGCGTCTGCAAATTGTGGGTGTGGCTCGTTATGCTGGGTGGACGGATACGCAGGTTCGTGTCCGGTCTGATGGTGCTTCGCCTTCGGATGTTCCTGCTGAGTGGGCGGTGTAGTGGTGGCTGGTATGGGTGAAGTTTCGTCTATTTTGCGTCGTGTGGCTTCGCGTGAGGGTGTGTACCGTCAGCAGATGGAGACGGTTGCGACTGCTGCGGTGTTTAAGGCGTTGCCGTCTACGGTGAGTGTGGGTATTACGCGTCAGCCTGCGGGTGTGACTGTTTCTTTGTCGGGTTTTGGTGCGTTGAAGGCTGGCGAGAAGGTGAAGTTTCGTCTTGAGGATGAGGGCGTGAAGGCTGCAAGGAATGTAGCTAATGGTTCTTGATGTTGGTTTGTTGACTGATTCGTTGTTGTCGCATGTGACGGCAAGGATCGCGTCTTTGGTTGTGTCTACGCCGCGGCCTCTTGTTGGTGATGGTGTTGCTCCTGCTGGTGGTGGCTGGTTGGAGGGTCAGCCAGGCCAGGGCGTGTTTCGTCCGTATGCGGTGGTTGCGTCTGCTGGCGTGTCGCCTGTGTATCAGAATTTGTCTTCGTTTGATCCTGATTGGAATGCTTCGTTTTCGTTGCGGTCTTTTGGTGGTTCGAGGAAGCAGTGTGACTGGATGGCGAATTTGTCTCGGCTGGCTATTGCGGGGTTTGTTCCGAAGTCGGTGGGTTCTTTTTCGGTGATTGGGTTGCAGTGGGGTGGTTTGGGTCCGACGTCTCGTGTTGATGCGACGGAGCCTCCATTTTGGCAAGTGTTTGATTCGTTTTCTTTGGTGTTGTCTTCCTAGACGCGCCGCTTTGTTGGGTCTACCATTCTTGGTAGGACAGGTTTCTACAGGAGGATAAATGCCTAAGATCATTCCGAACCAGAACTCGTACATTGGGTTCACTACGGTTGCGCCCGCGGGTTATACTGCGGCGAACATTAATGCTAACAGTGTGTCTGTTACTTCCACTGAGCTTGCTGCGGCGACGAACATTACTCCGTTTGTGGTGCAGATTGACGCGTCGCAGGCCGGTAACATGATTCCGACTCCTGCTTTGGATTCACTGTTTGAACGTCAGATTATTGGTACCACTCAGGGTACTCTTTCGGCTACGTTCTACCGCGATAACACTGCCGATACTGCGTGGAATGCCATGTCGAAGGGAACTATCGGGTATTTCCTGATTTCTCGTTTTGGTGGCACTAACGCGGATAAGTCGCCTGCTGCTGGTCAAACGGTTGAGGTTTGGCCGATTACTGTGGCGCAGCGTAAGGCGTCTGCGATGACGTCGAACACTGTTCAGACTTTTGACGTGATGGGTGCTCTTGACGTGCCTGTTGAGAACGCTGGCGTTGTTTCGGTCGCTGGTGTTCCGTCGCTGATTCTTCTTGGTAACGCTTACAAGGAAGCCAACGGTATTGCGATTCTGGACTGGACTGCTCCTGCGTTCCTTGGAGCTGGTGGGCTCAATGCGACTACGCCGTACAAGGTTTACCAGACCACTGCTGGTGGTGCTGCTGCGCAGGTCGCTTCGGGTGCTTCGGCAACTGCGACGGGTACTTCGGGCCAGTCTACGATCCTGACTTCGGCTATCGCTTCGGGAACGATTGCGGTTGGTCAGATTGTTTCGGGTACTGGTATTGGTACTAACGCTGTGGTTACTGCAATTTCAGGTACTAGCCCTGCTCTGACGGTGACTTTGTCGGTTGCTAACGCGAGTGCTGTTTCTGGAACGATCGTGTTTGGTAGCACTGCACTGACTTCGAGTGTCACTGTTTCCGGTACGACTGCTCGTATCTCGTCTGGTCTTACTACTGGTCAGGCGTACTACTTCGCGGTTGAGGCTGTGAACGCTGCTGGTACTTCGGGTGCTCGTGCTGTTGTTGGTCCGGTTACTGTCTGATCGTGACTCAGCGTTTTGGGTCATTGTTCAATGGTTTGATCTAGTATGGTAGGGCGTGTGGACATACCGTCTGCACGCCCTATCCATATCTATCAAGGAGTTTTTGATGGCTGCTCGTCGTCGGTCCGCAACTATTGAGGATTTGCTTTCGAAGCCTGCTCGCCGCCAGGAGATTGTGATTACGGTCCCGGGTGAGAAGGGCGATGTTGAGTTGCTGTTGAAGTTGCAGGCTATTTCGGCTTCGGCGTATGACAAGCTGCTTGCTGATCATCCTCCGACGAAGGAGCAGGCGGTGGATGGTTCGGGGTATAACGCTGAGACGTTTGCTCCTGCGATTATTGCTGCTGTGGTGTCTGAGCCTGTTATTTCTGAGGAGCAGGCTGGTCAGATTTGGAATGGTAATGAGTGGAGTCGCGGTGAGTTGCGTGACTTGTTTATGGCGTGTGTGAATTTGTGTGCTAAGGGACTTGATGTCCCTTTCACGTTCGCCGACTAAGGTACGATCCGACGTTTGCGATGGAGGTGGCATGGTGTTCGGATCATGGCATGCCACACTCCGCTCTGCTTTCGTGGTCTGCGGAGGACAGGGCGAAGTTGACGGCGCATCTGCTCGAGTCGGCTGGCCGGTGTCAAATGTGCGGGACGTCTTCGTGGGAGTGGGAGGCGGATCGGGGCGCGTACGAGGCCGCGGTGAATCAGTGTTTCGGGTGTTTGGTGAAGGACGCTGCGCAGGAGGATGTTCCTGCGACTCCGGGGGCGACGGTGGTGTTGGTTCCTGCTCGTGTGGCCCAGGCTCGCCGGAATTCTGCGTCGTTTGTGATGGTGGATCCTGATGAATGAGCAGGTCACTATTGATTTTAATGCTGGGGGTAACCTTGGCGCTTCGTTGAGTCAAATGATTCAGCAGTCGACGGAGGCTGCGAAGGTTACTGATGGTTTGGTTGGCCAGATTGGTCGACTGAATGTGGTGACGTTGGCTTTGGTGTCTCGTACGACTGCGTTGACTGGTGCTAATAAGGTTGCTGTTGCTCAGGCTGCCGCGTATCAGGAGGCAATGTCGGGGATTGCGGCGACGGCTGCTGTAACGGGCCAGAATTTTCAGAAGCTTGAAAATACGACGTTGAAGTTGGCTCGGTCTATCCCTGGGGGTATGGGGGAGGCTGTTCGTATTGTTCAGACGTTGCAGTCTTCGGGTGTGACGGCTGAGGAGTCGATTGCCAAACTGGGTAAGGCGTTCGCTAATCTTGGTAAGGCGAACGGTGTTGATGGCGCTGCTTTGGGTAAAGAGTTGCTGTCACTGGGTCGTGTGTTTGGTAATTCTGAGTCTTCGTTGGAGAAGTTTGGTGATTCGCTAACGGGTGTTTCTAAGAAGTTTGGTGCTTCTGTTGAGGGGACGCTTTCGTTTGCAAAGGCTCTTGCTCCGGTTGCCTCAAGCGTGGGGATGTCGCAGACGGCTGTGATGGGTTTGTCTGCTGCTGCTGCGCGTTTGGGTGAGGATGGGTATGCGGGCGCTAACGCGTTCAACAAGGTGTTGTTGGATATGCAGCGTTCGGTGCGTGATGGTACTCCTGAATTGAAGGAGTATGCGAGTGTTTTGGGTGTTTCTTCGGCTTCGTTGAAGGACATGTTTAAGCAGGATCCGACTGAGGTGTTGCTTCGGTTTACTGAGGCGATTAAGAAGAATTCGCCTGAGTTGCAGCGTTCTCTTGAGGGTTTGGGTTTTGATTCGACGCGTACGGTTCGTTCTTTGCGTGCGATTTCGAGTCAGGGCAATTTGCGTGATGTGGTGGAGTCGTCGTCTAAGGAGTTTTCTGGGGGGTCTACTGCTAAGGGCGCTGAGTCTGCTATGAGCGGTGTGAATGCGCAGGCGAAGATTCTTGGTGAGACGTTGAGTCAGACGGTGGCGTCTGCGGGTAAGCCGTATTTGGACTGGCTGGGTAAGGTTTTGGAGGGCGCTAACGCTGCTGCTGGTGGGGTGGCGAAGTTGGCTGAAAGCAGCCAAGCTCAGACTGCTGGGAAGATTGCGCCTGTTGTGTCGACGGCTGCTGGTCTTGGCATGAACGCGTTTGGTATGGCGTCTACTGGCGCTCTTGGCCTTATGGCGTACCGCGGGTTGAAAAACTTTGGCGGTAACTTCATGAATAGCGCTACCCAAATGAACGCGACTGGCACTTCAAATGTTGGCGGTGTTGCGGGTAGTTTGGGTAAGGCGGCTGGGTTTATGGGCGTGACGAAACCGCCTGCCCCGAAGCGTCCTAGTTTGCGTCAGATAGCTAAGACAACTTTTCGCGGTGTAATGAACTCGGCGACGACGGCGACAAATGTTCAGTCATCGTCTATTTCTAATGCGATGGGTCAGTCTTCGCCTACGTCTACCGCTGGTCAGGCTTTCCGTGCTGGTATGACTGGTGTTGGCACGCAGTTTAAGGCAGATGCGTCTGCGCTTAATTTTAAGACTGCGGTTGCGAATCTTACGACAACGACAGCGTCTGCGTCTAAAGCGTTTTTGACTGCTGAGGGTTCGACGATGCAGTTTGCAAAAGCTGTTACGAGAGCTAGTCTTTTGACGGCTCAGGCAACTGCAAAAGCTGGTTTGGCTGTGGGCGGCGCTGCTGCTAGTAAGTTCCCTGGTGGGCTTGGTGGTCTTGGTCAGATGGCGCTTATTGGTGGCGCTCTTGCTGGCGCAAGTTACTTAAACGATCAAGGTAACCAGTCCACGGACCGTATCAACACTGGTTTGGACGCTTCTAAAGATGCGTATGGGAAGTTTAACGAGTTTGCTGCTGCGGCTGACCTGACAAGCAAAGGTCTGGTTACTTTTAGTGAGGCGTTAACGAAGACGACTAAAGAGATTCAAACTGGTAATAAGACTCTTAAAGATGCGTTTGAGATGACGGCTGCGGAGCGTGAAAACGCGGCGTCTCCTGGCTACACACGTGCTTTTACTGCTAATTCTACTGACGCTAAAAGTATTGCGACGCAAGCTCAGTTGATGCTTGGTCCGAACGCGGCTCCTGAGGCTATTGCTCGCGTTGGTATGGATGTGACGAATCAGATTGCTACTGATTCAAAGTTTCAAAGTCCTGGCACGACTGTTGACGAAGTTTTGCGTCTCCTGAAAGACGGCTTAAAAAACCCTGACGGAGTTATTGGCGACGCTGTCGGCGCTGCTGGAGATACGTACAGCAATATGCCTAACTTTTCTGGCTTTCAGGGCGCTGGCAAGATGGTTAGCGACGTTAAGGACGGAAATTTTGGCGCTTTAGGCGAATTTATAAAAGAAAGGATGGGAGGAGAAGATACTGTAGGTGTCCAAAAATACGGTATGCGAGCAACCGCTACGCAGGGCACTGAAGACATTATTGCTGGTATTCAAGCTACGATTACCCGTAACTCTGTAACGAAATCTGATCAGTATGGTGAGGGCGCTGGTACGCTGTCGCAGCTTTCTGATTTGAAGAAAGTTTACGACAAGGCTGCCGCACTAAAACCTGACGATAAGGGTCGGCAAGCCGCTCAAGACATTCTTGGTCGCCAGCTTGGTGTTGACTCGCGTGATGTCAATTTTGATAGTAAAGATTTTGGCGCGTTGATGCGTCAAAACAAGGAAAGTCCTTTGTCGAAGGCGTTTACTGCGTTGACACCGCAAGGCCCCGGTATCAAGCCTTATGACCTTGATAAGCCGGACTATTTCAAGATAGCTAGTACGCCCGAAGCGGAGAAGTCTGCTCAAAAATTGCAGGACCAGTTCGATAAGATCACGAAGGGCATCACTAAAAGTGGTGGTGACCTTGTTGAGTCTTTGTATGGTGTTGGTCGGGCGGCGCGGACGGGCGGTCGGGCGTCTTATGGTGCTTCTGCTGTTGCTACTTATTTGAAGGATGCGACTCCTAAGAATTTGCAGGTAGCGGGTACGTCGCTTGCGCAGAGTGCTGTTAGTCGTTCTGGTGACGTGAATCAGGGGATTCTTGCGTTGCAGGCGCAGCGTAGTGGTGAGTCTATGACGTCTTTGCGTCGTACGGCGATTAATACTGCTATTGCGGGTTTGCAGAGCACTCAGCAGGTTCAGCAGAGCGCGCAGACGATGAGTCAGCGCACGGGTGCCGCGATGTTGGCGGGCCGTCAGGCGCAAGCGCAGGGCCCTTACGATACGCAGGCGGATGAGCAGGACCGGCAGAAGACTATTGCTGGTGAGCAGGCTGCGTTTGGCGAGCGTCTTTCTTTTATGCGGGCGTTTGTTCAAGCCTACAAGGATTTGAATTTGCAGTTGAAGCGTTCCGATGAGGACGTTGCCACTAACAAACGGCGTATGGCTCAAAGCTTTAATACGTCTAAGAGTGACGCTAAAGAGGATTACACGCTGGGTCGCGCGCGTGCGTCGGAAGATTTCAACACGTCTAAGAAGCGTGCTACTGATGACTACAATCTGGGTGTTGCTCGCGCGGAGGAAGATAATCGTACGTCGCGTGAACGTGCTGAGCGTGACTTTAATAAGAACGCGGCTCGCAGCCAAGAAGAGTTCAATAAGCAGCGGCTTCGTTCTATCCGTGATTTCAACAAGAGTGTTCGTCGGATGATGGAAGATCAGGCGGCTTCCATTTATGACCCGTATAAGCGGATTCAGGCGCAGCAGGTGTGGGATGCGCGGTCACTGTTGACGAACTTGAAGGAGCAGAATGCTGCTCTTTTGAAACAAACTGAGAATATTGCGAAGGCAAAGAAGCTTGGTTTGAGTCAGGCTGTTATCGACCAGTTGAAGTTGTCTGATGCGAGTAACGCGCAGCAGCTGGAGCGTATTTTGCAGGACGCTCAGAGTGATCCTTCGGTTGTTGCTGGATTGAATGGCGCTGCGACTCAGCGTGCGGATGCGACTCAGGGTCTTGTTGAGCAGGGTAAAGATTTCCGTCACATGACTGAGGATTTTCAGCAGGGCTTGAAAGATTCTAGTGCGGATTTTGCTACGTCTCAGAAGAATGCTCGTGCTGATTTTGCTACGTCGATGCGTGATGGCGCTGTTGATTTTCAGAAGTCTCTTGCGCGTGGTGCTACTGATTTTCAGAAGTCTATGGGCCGTAGTTTTACTGATTTCGTGAAGTCAATGGCGCGTGGCGAGACTGACTATAAGAAGACTTTGGCGCGCGCGAAGCGTCAGTATTTGTTGACGTTGACTCAGATGGACGAGGATCTTAAGAAGTCGCGTACTCGGGCGCAGGAAGATTTGGTTCGTATGGGTGACGAGGTTGGTGGCGGTGTTGAGGGTGTCGTGAAGCAGTTCACTAACTCTATTGCGGCTATGCCTTTGTCGATTCGTGGGAAGTTTTCGGAGAATCTGCGAACGATTTGGTCTTCTGCTTCTGGTGATTTGAAGTCGTTCCTTGATACGTATTTGTCTCCGTATGGTTTGTCTTCTGACATTTTTAGTGGCAAGTCTCCGAGTGATGCTGGAGGCGGGGAGCACGGCGGTAATCAGCGCGGGCAGGACAACAAGCCTACTCCTCCTGCGCCTCCTCCTGCTGATCGTGGCCGTCACGCCCAAGGTGTTATTGCGTTGGGCGCTCAAGAGGCGATTATTGGTGAGGCCGGTCCTGAGGCTGTTATTCCGCTGAACTCTACGGGTAGTAGTTTCATGGCGGATACGATTGCGCGTTTGATGGGTCCCGCGGCTGGTGCTCCGTCTGCTGATGAACGCCGGAAGCAGCTGCGGATGGAGGATGATTTTAAGCGCATGAAGGATCAGATGGCTTCGGATGCTAAGCGCGCAAAGGAGCAGATTGAGCGTGAGCGCGCGGATGCTAAGAAGAAGATGGACGCGATGTTGAAGCAGCTTGAGGCTGAGCGTAAGAAGAAAAGCCTTGAGAAGAATCATCACGTTGCTACTGCTGATTTGCGTAAGAAGCTTGGTGGCGGGTCGAAGTCTAAGGGTAAGAAGCCGATGCTTCGTAGTGTTCCGAGTGGTGAGATTCATGCGGCGCGGACGGCTCATTATTCTTCTCCGGTGACGAATAACAACACGTATCACTATGACAATCGGACTCAGTTCACTGGCAATATCAGTGTGAAGGCGAATGATCCGAATAAGATGGTGGATGAGTTGCGTAAGAAGGTGGCGCATGCTCGTTTGGTGTCGCCTGGTAGTGCCGCGAAGGAGACTAGTTTCTGATGGCCGATAAGGTTGTTTCTGCGAAGATCACTACGAAGACGATCAGTATTACTAGTGTCACGGTGTCTGCTGGTACTGCGACGGTGACGGTTCCTTCGCATGGGTTGATTGTGGGCCAGCAGGTTCTTATTGCTGGTGGTACTGCGGCTAATAATGGTTTGTGGAACATTGTGTCTGTTCCTACGGTGAATACGTTGACGATTACGTCGGCTTCTATGGTTGCGCAGGGCGCTGTTGGTACGTTGTCGTCTTTGCTCGAGTTGAATGATGATTCGACGTATCGTGTTGCGGATGGTTCTTTTGAGAATCAGGCGACGCAGCATCGTCGTAAGACTGCTACGAATCCGTTTATTGAGGGTGAGTATGTGGTGTCTTCGCTTCGTGGGAATATCACGGAGCAGGTGAATGTGTATGTGAAGAGTGATTCGCAGTATGTGACGCGGGCTGCGGTGAAGTTGATTACGGATGCGTTGGAGCAGCCGACGTTTACGTTTATTGCGTCGGTGGATAACTGGAAGACGACGTGGACGTGTTATTCGAGTGATTATACGTTGTCTTCGTCGAAGCCTTTGCTGCATTCGAGTATGGTGCAGGTTCAGATTCAGTTGTTGCGGGATCCGGTTGAGGTTGTTGGGTTCGCGGGTACTGGTTCTGCTCCTGTTGTGGGTGTGCAGGTTATTGCGGGTACGGGTAGCGGTAGCGGTGGTGGCGGTGATGCGGCTGCTGCTTTGGCTGCGGCTAACGCTGCACAGGCGACCGCTAACACTGCTGTTACTAACGCCGCTACTGCTTTGAGTACCGCCACGACTGCTTTGAGTACCGCCAACACAGCCAACACCGCTGCGACTGCGGTAACCTACCTGTCGGCTTCCTCGTACGCAGGCTACGACTCCGCTGACTCGACGGTGGCGATGACGGCGTGGTTTCAGGCGTTTCTCGACGCAAAGGCTCAGAACGCGACGCTTATCGTCCCGATTGGGCGGTTCCAGGTCAGTGCAGCGTTCAACACGACGGCAACGAGCGGAACGCTGGCTGCTTCTTCTGCCGCGGGCGCGACGATCACGGTTGCTTCGACTGCGGGTTTGCCTGCCGCTGGTCCGTTCAAGATCATTCTTGAGCCAAACACGACTTCGGGTGTCAGTGAGGTTGTGACGGTCACGTCGTACGCGGGCCTTGTGTTGACGCTGGCCGCGCGTACTGCTGGCACGGCGTGGGAGGCCGGTAAAGCTCACGGGGCGACATATACGGTTGCTCGCAGCCTGCCCATGCAGTCCGGTACTACGGTCAAGGGCATTGTCCCGATGCGCGGTGAAGCTACCCCGTGCGAGTTGCAGGTTTTTGGCAGTCACTATTTTGCCGGCTTTGGCGCAAACGGCAATGTGCAGGGCGTGTTTTGTGAGGACGTTGGTTTCTGGTCGTCGGAGAACGCCACCACGACGGTCGCTCGAGCGTTCATGTTCCCCGGTAGTGCGGCGACATTCAAGGACTCCATTTTCAGCCGCTGTGCGTGGAAGTGGTTTACCCAGACCAAGTTCCTTGCTGGCCGCTCACGTATGACTCAGTGTTACTTTAACAATGGTTTTTCTTACAACACGGCAGGCACGCGACTCACCCCATCCAATGAAGGACTTGTTCATTTTGGTGGGTCTGACAACTTCCTTGAGCACATTTACATTGACACTTGGTTTCAGGGTATTCCTTCAGATCAATCCATTGTCAAAATTGATGGTTTTGCTGAATCCACTGTTGACTTTATGTACATTACTCCCGGTCCCGGTAGGCCCATTGAGGTAACTGGTTACGGCGACGGTCTTGTTCTCAACTTCCTTGTCAACGGACTAGGTGAACACAACACTCGACAGTCCCTCGGAATCTCCCCCGCATCGTTCGGTACCGCCGTACCGCCGACGCTTACTGCCGCTCAACAAACTTCTTTGCGTGGTTGGCTGTATGAAAAGACAGATACTGGTGTTGTATCTCGATGGGATGGAAGTTCCTACCAGACAATTGTTGACAACACCACGCTTGTCACTGGTTCACCGTTCGCCACTAGAGCGTCCCTAACGAGCGCTCTTGCAGCAGCCAACACACGTCGCTGGGCCACTGTCTCTGACGCAACCGACCTTTCTGGTATCCGCTCGTACTACTCGGACGGCGTGCGCTGGCGCGGCCCGCACTTCGATTCGCCCGGCCCTGCACCCTCTCCGGCATCCGGCTACCTTGGAGCGGACTACGGCGTATGGTTCCACGACATTCGCGGTGTCGTTCAAGTTAACTCGATGAGCCTGCGATCTGTGGCGCAGTTTGATAGTGCCTTCCCCGGTTCAGTTCGCGTAGAAAACGCCACCGTCCAAATTGGCAACTTGTCACTGTGGTCGAGCGGCTCAACAACGCCGACCGACATTTATGTCAACAATGGCGCGGTTGAACTTGGACATTTCTCCAAAGACGGTGCGCCAGCAGTACCTATCACGACCCTCGTCGGCACTGGTCGCGTGGCCACTTCCCCCGCAACCCTCGGTGGAGTTGCAGGGCAACTGCTGCGTCTGAACAACTCGTTTGTCCCAGTTCCGGATGACTTCCTGCACGCCGCACTCCATGGACCCGGGGGTACCGATAGAACCGTTATTCGTGCTGGCCACGAGTCGGCTAACCGCGCCGAAACTATCGACAGGTACTCGTTCAACGGCCAAACATCGTGGCCCTCGTCGGGTACCACCGCAGATGTGCGATTCACTTATTTCACGAGTAACATCAATAAGACAATCAACCGTTTCCGAACTTTCTCGGGTACCACGGCTTACGCGGCGGGGACTGGTGGACCGCACCAAACACGCCTTGGCCTGTACACCGTCGCTGCGAATGGTGACCTAACCCTTGTCGCCCGCACATCTCAAGGGCTCCGTTGGACAACTACTAACGCTGTTCAGGAAGACGCTCTTGACACGACAGGCGGCTATCCCGCCTCGTACGACCTTTTGTACGGAGCGCGGTACGCCATCGGCATCATCTACAACGTCAACGGGGCAACAAGTGCGACCGCTCCTGACGTGATGCGCTATCAAGGGTCCGGCCCGAACTCCACTGCCAGATCATTGCTGATGTCGTACTCACCACGTATGTCAGGCGTTTTGGCGGCGCAGACCGATCTCCCGACAACCCTGACCGCCGCTACGGTAACCAACTACGACACGCTTTTCTATGTTGGTCTCTACAACTCCGCCGACTCGGGTGTGTAATGGCGGTCAGTAACCCCCGTGTAGGTCACGAATTGCCTTCGGTGCGGACTGCGTTCTGGTACAACCGGAGAGTCGCACTGGATTCCACAACAAGTCTGACAGCGGACATCTCCACGTACTCGGAACAAATCGCACTGTCAGGGTTGAACGTGTGGACATATCAGGATGAAGCAGCACTAAAAATCTGCCGCGACGCGAACCCCGTGCCGTTGAACTTGCACTATTTCCTTTTTACCGAAATCGGTTATTTTGAAGTCAACTCCGACGGAACATTCAAAACCGCGGCCCCGTTCCGTAACGGGTGGTGCATGTCAAGCATTCCGTGGCGCACGGCCATTGAGTACACCCCCCGCGCGTGGCTGCACCTCGCCTCCACTACGGCAACCGCTACCGCATCATCGGGCGCGGCAATAGTTTCTGTAGCGGATTTGTCAAAAATTCAACAGTACGGAACCGGTGGACGAGCGATCATCGACGTGTGGGACTCAACTGGGGCCACATACCTCGGTGTTGTCCATGGCTACTCGACCGCCGCCGATGGGCGATCTGCTACTACGGGTGCAGGGACTATCGCTATCCCAACAAGTGGCTACGGGTCAATCGGGTACAACCCGGCCACTTTGAGCGGTGTTGGGGCAACGAACCCGCAAACGAGCGCAGCGTGGACACTGCCCACCCTCACGTCCATCCCAAGCGGTGCAATCCTGCGGTGCCGTATTCGCTCGGGCATTGGTGACGGCCAGCACACCATCCTTGCGGACCCCACAAGCACCGAGTTTCGCGATTGGACGCTTGCCCGGTACACGGCGTTCCGCAACTCGGTGACTACCGGAGCGGCGCCGACGAACCTTTACGACGGAATCTTCCTCGACAACCTGCACACCAACGCCTCAAAATTAACTTCTTACACACCCAGCGGCGTGTACCCCACCCCATACGTTGTGACATCCGGTGTTGGTGATACCGCAGGGACGGCGTGGACGTCAACGCAATGGAACTCGGCTCATGTGCAACTTGTCGGGTGGCTTACGACCAACCTCATGAGCACTTTTCCCAACGGCCAACTGTGGGGTAACGCTTACCCGACTTCGTGGACAAGTTCCACGAACCGCGCCGCTTACGAAGCGGTCATCTTGTCTTACCGCGCTAACGGTTTGGACGGGGTGATGCTAGAGGACTGGCCGACCACATACTCAAACCCCGGCGTCAACTACCTCAGTCAAGCCAATTTTGACCTGTCACTTACTCACATAGACACGCTTTCAGCGGCGGGCCTTGGGATTATCTGCGTGGGCCAATCTGCCGATGTCGGTACACCTGCCTCAACAGTGCCGTGGGACCAAAGCCCTACAAACACCAACGCTTCTCTCTTTATTACCGCAGTCAACCTGCTTGTTCAGCCCAGTCGCAATGACATCTTCACCCGGTACACGTCGAGCGGCTACCAGTCCAGTCCAGCACGCGGAGGCTATTCACAGTGGTGGCCTGTGGACGACTACCACATTCGTTTAGGGCGACCTACCGGACCACGAACGTATAGTTCAACAACTAAAACGTATTCTCGGCCTTACCAATTTGGCACTGTGAGTATCAATTACAGTGTTTCACCGCCGATTGCAAACATCTCCCCCACCCCAGAGTTTCTGTCCCCTTTGAATTTTACGGTGCCTATGACCGTTCCTTTAGTAATTGGCGATGGGAGCGAACCAACCTTTATTCTTGGCTACACTCGCCCCAGCGCCCTCAACACGGGAGTTCCCGTAGGCACCGCGCTGACCACCGTGATAGGTGACATAACGACCACAGCTAACGGACAAATCATTGAAAATAAAGAAGTCTTTGGTTTCATTGTTGTTAAACACACCAACGTCACCATTCGCAACTGCAAAGTCCGGGGTCGGGACACGGGCGACGGATTTGTCGTCGGTAGTTTGACTCTCCCGGCCACCCCGTCAGGTAGCCCCGCTGCTGATGGTGCCTACGCGCGAGCGATACCCACTATCTCGTCCTTCAGCGTGCGGAGCCTTATCTACTCTGACACCTCAGTACCTACAAATGGGTTGTTGGTTGACAGGTGTACGTTGATTCCAGACTATCCTTCGTGGTGGTGCTACGGGGTTTACGCGCAAGATGGAACAACCGTCAACCGCTGCAACATTGCTAACTGCGGGGACATGATTTCAGTTCGTAACGGGGCCGCGACCATTACGGGTAACTATCTTCATGACTCAATCTTGTTTGATAACGACTACGACCAGCGCAGTTCTTCGCCCGCCTGGTGGAGCCACAACGACGGAGTTTCGGTTTTTGGCGGGTCAGGAACTTTGATTCAAGGCAACAGCATGAACTCAAAAATGACGGGCGCTCGTATCGGTGTTATGGCTGCGGCGGGATACGCCGATCTTCAATATGGTGCGTGTGTGACCGTTGCCCCTAACAACTCGGCAGTCAAAAACCTGACGGTAGACAAGAACTGGATGAGCGGTGGAGCTGCTTGTTTTCAAGCAAATGCGCTCAACACCGACGCGCCGTACAACTGGGTCGGTGACGACAACGTGGTAGGAACTATCACCAATAACCGAGTCGCTCACGACGGGCATGAGATTCCGGTGTCGTCGTCGTACCAAATCAGGTACAAAAGTGCCGTCATGTTCACGACATCTGGGAACGTGTGGGACAGCGACGCTGCAACCGTTGCCTACAATGCTGCTAATACTGGGGTGGCTTCGCCGGGATCTCTGCTCACTGTCGGGTTCAGTGGGGGTATCCGCATCCCGTAATGCAACAATTTGCCTAACAGTCCGTAACCCTGATAGTTGTTTTTACGTTCCTTCTAAGATTGGTTAACTGATGCCGTACACACCCACTTCGTGGACAAATGGTATTTTCGCAGCGTCTTCTCTGACCAACCTTGAAAACGGCGTCAGCGATGCAGTCGGTCGTCTCGATACCCAGAACCTCAGTATCGAAGAGTACGTTATTCCTACAAACACGCAGGCAGTGGGTACCCTGACGGGTTCAGGCCCGTACACGCTGACCCTCACCTACGGCTCGTTTCCGGCGTCATTGACCGGCGTCAACCTCTACATCGACGGGGCTGGGGCGTCCGGTAGTTTTTTGAAAGTTACCGCTGCGACTCGCACGTCTGCATCAGTCGCTACGTTTACCACTCCTGCGCCGACTACGCTTGTGACCGGTGCGCTGGTAGTCGCGGGGGTCAACAACTACACCCCGATCAAGAACGCTTTTACTGATGCGTTCAATGAACGAATTCAAGTTTTCACTACGTCCCCGGGCGGGTCGTTGGAGTATCGAGCGGCGGCAAAACGTCCAGTTTCTATTCCTACCGGCATCTACATCATCGAGACCAGCGCATTGATTGACTCGCCCCGTGCATCAAGTGCGAGTAGCGACAAGATTTGGAATGGCGCTGTCATCCAAGGAAGCAATAGCCTCGTGGGAACTGACATTATGGTCGCGACTACCGATTCGTCCGTGACCGTCCCCAACCTCGGCAACGTGTTTACACTTGACAACATGGGTAGCGGCCACCGTTACCAGAACCTGAACTTTCGATCAATGAACCCAAACTCCTCGGCGTGGTATTTGTACGCCAACAAGACGGGCCCGTCCGCGACGTACCCGACTCTTTCGTGGGGTGGCGTTCAGAATGATTACTTGTGGGAAAACATCAACCTCATTGGTTCGTGGAACCGCGGGTGGGGCCTTGATGGTGCCGAGGACGGCAACCAAAACTCGGAAATGACGTGGCGCAACGTCCGGGTACGCGGCACATTTGCTGACTCGGTGTGGCGTATCGGGATCACCAACACCGCCACGAACACCGGCATGGATCAGTCGGTCAACAACTACATCGAACAGTCTTGCAAGATTGAGATTAACGACGGCCATGTTTTGCGATTGGAACGCGGACAGATGAGGTTTGCGGCGCAAGACGTGGTTATGGCGCTTAGTTCTACGGGCTCTGGCGTAGCGTTTCTTCTTGGACCGCACAACGACGACGGAACTTACACAGGCGTTGCCATCAGCCAAGACAAGGGCACCCGCAATTTTGAGTGCCTTGGTACTCGGTTTGAAATGCGTAAGGCTGCGGCAAAAGTCTTTGATATTGCGTGGGATGGAACGAACTCCCGCGCTGTTTTTCGAGGCATCTCGACATTGACCAATCAACAAGCAGTGCAGCCTACGAAGCAGTGGAGGATGGGGACGCTCCGTCGTCCGGGACAGTTTGTGATGGAGGAATCTTCGGTCAACGGCTACGTGCTCTACGACATGGGTCCGGGTGTGTGGGAATCTGGTCAGGTCATCACCGCAGCAAGTGTTCAGCGCACCTACAACGGCAACCTGTACTCGTCCACGGGTGCAGGTACTACCGGAGCGACCCCGCCGACGCATGGATCAGGTGCGGTCACTGATGGTGGCGTGTCGTGGACGTACGTTTCCGCGTTTACCGGAACACCGTGGCGTAACCGCCAAGGCAGAATGTTGTTCCGTGGAACGACGTTCGTTGACTGGCCCGGAATTAGTGACGACCTGATCATCACTTCTATCTTGCGTTCTGGTAATCACTGTCTAGCCACGATAGAACGCACGCCGAGTGAAACATCGCAATCAGGTTCTACCCCGGTGTTTATTCGTGGCCTTGTTGGTTCGGCGGCGGTGTTTAATAGTGCGACGCCCGCATCGGCAACGTGGTCCTTTACGGCGTGGTCGACACAAACTGTGGCGGCCGGGGTGTACCGCACCAACGCAGGAAACATCTACGTATGCACCACTGGTGGTAATTCAATTACCGCACCCACTGGCACCACGACGTTCACTGATGGCAACGGTGTGGCGTGGCTGTACCTCGGAGCCACCGGAACCAAGGTTGCGTTTGCACAAACCGGTACGGATGTGACTTCTGTGACCGTCCCTTCTCAAACCCGAGCAGTTTCTACTGCTTATGCGGTGGGAGACTTGATTCGTAGCACGAGTCAGACGTTCTATCGGGCCACTGTTGCGGGCACGACTTCCGCAACCGCAACCACGTCACTTCCGTTTGCCTCCACTATCGGAATTGGCGAAACGCTTGTTGATGGCGGCGTGACATGGCAGGTAGTTCCCGCTAGTCACGGTTCGCATATCCATGCCGCATTTCAGTCAAAAACAACGGATACCGCCATCATTGCGGATACCCTATTGCAGCCGTACGGCCCGTTGAGGTACACGTCCACTAACTACCCGCCCGCCTTTGAGGTGCGGGGTTGCCCCGGATACTCTGACCAAATTGGTCAGGGCGGCTCGATCACGTTGATCTGAGGTTGATCTAATATGCTCAGCCAATCAAGCTCTAACCTGTTAGAACTTTGGTTTACCGGCACACCCCGGGCTTACCCAGCCACACTTTAAGAAATACTTCGTCAGAAGGAGACTTCTATGTCAGGACTCGCCTCGAACCCCGTGATCGCTATTCAGGTCGCGTAGGCTGTTGTTGTGGCAATAACACCGTACCGTTACGTCGTCGTCTCTACAGAGGCATACACGTTAAAGAACGGGCTCCCAAAAGCCGCTGCTGATCCGACGCGCCCTCCTATCTCTACCCGCGGGGAGTCGGGCAACTCCGGGTATTGGAAGGTGTACGCGTACAACACGTCTAGTGGTTCGCGTGTGAAGGTTGATATTTCGACTGTTCGTGGCGCGCCGACACAGGTTTCTAGTGTGACGACGACGGATCCTTTTGGTCCTGCGACGGCGTCTTTAACGTTCCCTGCTGTCACTATTCTTGACAGTGTCGGCACGGGTGATCTTGACTGGATGGTTCCCGAGTATGACGTGGACATTGTGTGGGTGAACGCTGACCCTACGTGGGGGACGGTCGGTGCTGCCCGGTACACGTGGGAAGGCTATTTCACCTCATACGAGTATGAGTCTGGTGGCGATGGTTCTGGGTTGACGGTGACATGCCGTGGGGCGTTGTTCCAGATGGATAACTATTTGGCGAAACCGGAGTATCCGTATAGGCCGTTGCCGTATGAGGTTGCTATCCGGCAGGCTTTTCTGGACCCGGCTGTTAACCACACACAGCTGCGTCCAGACACGCGCTTAGCGGATCCCACAACGGTTGCTTCTGCGTTCCCTTCCGGATGGACAAAGACGTTCCTGTCGGCTAATTATGATGCGACTAACGCCCCGTGGAGTGTTCCTGAGGGTGTAGCGGATAACGATAAGTGGACGGGTCTTCTCACGCGGCAGACTGGCAATTTTGAGCCGATGCTGTCTGGTTACATTCAAGGCCTGCTGTCTAACATGCAGTTTAGTGTGGCTGATTCTTCGACGACTCCAACGGGCCAGTTCACGTTGCTGTTGGATAGTGGTCGTGTTCCTTCGTTGAAGTTCCGTCCGTTTTTGACTTCTGCTTCTCAAACACCGCTCGCTGGCGAGTCTGTGTTGACTGTTGATTTGACGTGGCCTGGTGTCACGATGCAGGCGACGCAGGATTACAGTCAGCGGGCTTCTGTCGTTTATACGCAGGGGACGGCGAAGAACGGTGAAGTGTATTCGGGGATGGAAGTTTCATCCGATGGGGATATTACGACGTATAAGCCGTCTGCTTATCTCGCGGCGGTGCATCCTCCGTACGTATATAACACGTATCTGAACAAGAACGTGATGCGTAAGGAGATCAAGGTTGATTTTGGTGAGGGGTTGACTCCTCGTCAGGCTCAGTCTGCTGCGGCTGCGTATATTCGCCGGTTTGTTGATCCGGGTGTTTCGGGTTCGATTACGTTGACGACGGATCCTTTGACGCAGGCGGGTCGGCCGTTCCCTCGGTGGATTATTCAGGCTGGTTCAACTCTTCTTGTGAAGGGTTTGTTTGGCGGGGACGTGTTGATGCACGTGACTGCCGCGAGCGTGAGCGAAGACGGCACTGTTAGTTTGACTGTTGATTCTAAATATAGGGATCAGTTGACGGTTGATCAGGTGCGTTTGCGTGGCCGTGATTCGTTGAAACCGATGCGGTCTATTTCGACGAACGGTACGTATGCTCCGAAGGTGGAGGATTTGTTGTATCCGTGGTCGTATGCGACGGGTGCTGGTGTGATTCCTGAGTGGCGGTCGCGGGAGATCAACAATGGTTTGTTTTTCCAAAACCCGATTACGTATGCCTCGAGTAGTAAGAGCATTTTTGAGCGCGCGACGAAAGAGCTAACTGATCATCCGGGAACGTGGGGTTTTACTGGTTCGCCTTCGCAAGTGTCTTTTCCGTGGACTGCGTATACGAACATTTTTCCGCCGTCGTCGTATCCACGGTTTTATGCGAAGGTGCAAGCAAAGCAGACGAACGCAAACTATAACTGGGCTCAAGAGAATTGGGTTGACGGGGATACGTTTGCACAAAACTATGCCCGGTGGGCTGGTGGCCCAGGTCAAACGTATCGGGTGAAACTTGCCGCGAAGGGCAACATTCGGTTGATTCAGATTGCGGCCTATAACGCGGATGGGACGGTGAAGCAGGTTCCGTTCCATGTGTCTATCTATAATGCGTCTGGTATGACTCCTGCGGCAATGCCGATGATCCCCGCGGGGGCGAAGTTTCCTAATGGTGTGTCGTATGCGACGGGTCAGCATTACCCGTTTTTTGCTGAGGCGTGGGAGCGTATCAACCCGAACGGGACGACGCCGACGAACACTCAACAGCTCGTTGCTGCTGATGGTGGGACGTTCCTTGCTGGGTGGGGGACGTATTACGAGCGGGGCGGTTATTGGCCGGGGAGTAGCGCTAACGGTGATGCTGCGACGGGTTTGTTGCAGGATGAGATTGGTTTTAGTTGGGATTTTACGACTGCGGCTGGGCGTGTGGATCCGCAGAAGTCGTTTTCGCAGCAGCAAAGCGCTGATGTATGGGCGTATGTCATGATCTACTGCGAAAGCACTACGCCAACGTACTTTTTGGGTCGTTTGTGGCAGAAAACATATGAGTGATGTTGCAGAAAAGATACGCATAGACGGGTGTTGTGTTCTGGTTGTGCGTACTTTTGGGCGTGTTCCTCCTACTGTTCGCGTGCGTTACGCTAGTGTCACAGGTGAAAGTTTATAGAAGTGGAGTGGTGATGGGTTTCCTTGATGTTCTCCCGGCTAGTGTGCGGCACAGTATTCTGGTCGCTGCGGGCATTGTCGTGTCTGCGTTGATTCAGTGGATCCAAACGGATTACACGAACTGGGGCTTGTCACCTCAAGTGGTGGGTTTGCTTGGTTTCGCTATTCCGATGGCGGTGAACGCGTTGACTCCTATCACTCGCCAGTATGGTGTCGGTTCGGCCGATACGTCGTTTGATCCTGTTGTTGAGCCTGACGTTTTCCCGGAGCACTAATTATGACTACGACCAGCCTCAATGGGTGGCCTTCAATTTCGCAGGCAAATGATTCTCGACTGGTCAACATTGTTGTGCCAGGTACCTCGAGGTCGATTTTGATCCGACGTGAAGCAGCACCGCTTGTTGCGTGCGCGCTTGCGGAGATTCACGCTAAGTTGATTCCTCTCAATGTTGGCCCTCTTGATGGCTGGTCGTACCGGGAAGCCCGTATGGGCGGCGGGATGTCTAATCATTCTTCTGGTACGGCTGTCGATTTTCGTTATGACGTGTTGTTGGCGGATCGGCAGTTGCATTGGCCGAAGGCTAAGCATGACGCGATGCACAAGATCCTCGCAAAGTATGTGACGTCCAAGGGCAAGTCAGTGTTCGGTTGGGGTGGGGATTGGACTCCCGGCCGGTCCGCGGATGAGATGCACCTTGAGTTGATTCAGGCGTGGTCGAAGGGGTCGCAGGGTTCGGATTGCACGCTTGAAGATGTGCAGGATGTGATTAAGCGTCTGGGTATTCGCCCGGATGGGACGCAGAGTGTCGTCGGTAAGGTTGTGCAGGTTTTGCCGCCGCCGAAGCCGAAGCGGATTGTTAGTTTGAAGTCCGTCCAAATGGGTAATACGGGCGCACCGGTTCGTTTGTTGCAGAATTGGCTTGCTAAGGAGGGCGGCAAGATGCCTCTGGATGGCAAGTTTGGTCCGCTAACACGTGACGCTTACGCCCTGTGGCAACGCAAGCTTGGCTTCACTGGTAAGGACGCTGATGGTATTCCTGGGCGTGCTTCGTTGGTGAAGTTGGCGAAGAAGTACGGTTATTCGGTGGTTGCGTAGTGTTGTATCTCGTCGCTATGTCTGTCGTTGCAGGGGTCATTGTTACTGTGGCGCATTTAGTGATGAGTTTTCTTCGTTTCCTTCAACGTGATGATGTGAACGACGTCGATGAGTGAAACGTGGCTTGTTGATTTGCCGTTCGTGAAACCTCTCAGCATGAACGACCGGCTGCATCATATGGTGAAAGCTAAACTCGTTGCTCAGTGGCGTAAGGCCGCGAGGGAAGCGTTCACTGATATCCCGCCATGTAAGCGGGTGAAGGTGACGTTGTTTTATTTCCCTGCACAGAACAGACGCCGGGATCCCGATAATCTGGTGGCATCCATGAAGCCTGTCGTGGATGCTCTCGCGGATATGGGTATTGTTCCTGACGATACGCAAGAGTTCGTGGAACGGGTGTGGCCTGTCATTATGCCCCCAGAACCAAAACGTACAGTTTCACGTTTCCAGTTTCAGATTGAGAAGTTGGCGTGAAGATTTTGCCGCGCCTTGACTGGGCGGACGACGCGTACTGTATCGGCTTGCCGTTGAGTCTATTTTTTGGTTCAGAAAGTCGACCGATGACATCCGCGCTCATACAACAGGGACGTTCTGTGTGTGAATTGTGCAGCGTGAAACGGGACTGTCTCATTGACGCGTTGAGAATTGATGAACGTAATGGGATCCGCGGCGGTTTCCTCGGAAACGAACGGCATAACGCGCTCACTGAATACGGCACAGTCGAGGCTGTTGTTTCGGCGTATGATGAGGGAACGTTAACAATCAGGAGACGCAGTGAGCATCAAACGGGTGACGAAGTCGAAGCAGCAAGCTGACGCCCTCGAGGAGCGGTCTCGGCAGGCACGTCAAGCGTACGAACTGCGTCAGCAAGGCCTTTCCTGGTGGGAGGTCGCTGAACGCATCGGCATTAGTGAGACGATGGCGATGAAACGTGTCGATGAGGCGATCAGTATGGCCTCTCAACTCGTTGACGAGTACACGAAGCAAACAATGCTGGTGATGGAAGTTTCCCGGCTGGACGCTTTGCAGTACGCGTATTGGGGTGACGCTGTTGAAGGGGATGTACGGGCCGCCGAGTTTGTGTTGAAGGTCGCAGCGCAACGCGCGAAACTCCTCGGACTAGATAATTTGCAGCAGGCCGCGCAAACCGTCAACACAGTCATCGTTCAAGGCACCAGCAGCGAATACATTGAAGCCCTGCGTGGCGCGTCAAAGCAGGTGGAAGCATGACAGAGTCGTCTGTCGGTGGGCGGATCCCGCCCCCGAAGAACACGCCGCCGGGGGCGCATAAGCATAATTTGACGGATGTTGTTGGGTTTCCGGTTGGTATTTTGCCTGGGGGCACGGTTCCGGTTTTTGATGGTACTGATTGGGTGCCTTCGACGTCGCTTGTTCCGGGGTTGCCTGTTGCGCCTACGGTGACGTCTGCTCCGTATAACGCGGACGAGTACGATACGACGTCTACCCCGCGGGGTACGGCGGTGTCGAGTGTGAAGGCTGTTGTGACCCCACCGTCGACGTATACGGATGGTTCTGTTCTGGTCGCGCCGTCCCTGTATTCGGTGCGGTGGCGGTATGAGGATCCGTCTATTTACGGGACGAAGAACATTCAAAGTATCACGGTGTCTGCTGGTGTGGTGACGTTGACGACGACTGCTGCTCACGGCATGACGGGCGGCAATTTTGTTGTGGTGACGGGTTCAACTGCTGCCAATAATTTTAGTTTCAAGTTGTTGACGGCTTCTGGTTCTACGATGACGTTCAATAACGATCTTGGTGTTGCTGCTGGCGCGGTGGGTACGGTGATGCGTGTCAGTGATTGGACGACGGCGTCTTCTGTTTCCCCGACGGTGTCTTTTCTTGGCGTGAAGTCTGGCACGTATTTGTCGGTGCAGGCGAAGGTCACGGATGGGTACGGTAATAGCTCTTCGTGGTCGACGACGACGACGCATTTGACGGCTGCTGACAGTGTGGCTCCTGGGCAGCCTTCTGCGCCGGTTATTGTGCCTAAGTTGGGTACGTTGCAGGTTTCGTGGGACGGCAAGCTGAATGCTGGTGGCGCGCAGCCTTCGGATTACGCGTATACGGACGTGTTTGTTGCGTCGTCTTCTGGCACTTATTCTGCGTCTACGTATGCTGCGAGGTATTCGGGTGCGTTTCAGTTCCTTGTGACGAAGGATCCTGTGACTGGTTCGCCTTTGGTGCAGGGTTCAACGTATTACGTGCAGTTTGTGTCGTATGACAATACGGGTAATGCTTCTGCGGCTTCGACGATTGTGTCTAGTGTTCCGACTGCGTTGAAGGACAACGAGATCGCTGACTTGTCGGTGTTGAAGTTGACTTCGGGGGTGTTGACTGCTGATCAGATCATTTCTGGTGGTTCGATTACGACGAACGCCGGAACTGTGTCGAATGCGATTACGTCTATCGCAGCGAGTGGTGGTATTGCGACGGTCACTGTTGACGGCGATCACGGGTTGACGGTTGCCCAGCAGGTGGTGATTGCTGGTTCTAGCACGGCGAATAACAGTACGTGGACAGTGAACACTGTTCCGTCTGCGCGCGTGTTTACGGTGTCGTCTGGTGTGATGGTGACTGCTGGCGCGGCTGGTACAGCTCAGGGTATTGGGTCGCGGGTGCAGATGACTGCGGCTGGTTTGAGTGGGTTTACTGGGGCGTTGGAGACGTTCAGGTTAACTTCGGGTGGTATTTTTACGATTCAGTCTGCCGCTACTGGTTCTCGTATCGTTTTGGATTCTAATGGTTTGCGGGTTTTTAACGGCGCTGCGACTGTTGTTGATTTGAATGCGAGCGGTACTGCGACGTTTAGTGGGACGGTGAACGCTGCGACGTTTACCGGCAACATCATTGTTGGTAACACGATTAAGTCGGTTAGTGGCGTAAACGGCACGGCTAACGTTGCTGGTCTCATCATGGACAGTAATGGGATTCGCGCCTATAAAGCGGCGACGGCTACGCCTTTTCTTCCTATTCAGACGTTCTCTATTGATACGTCTGGGGCTGCTACTTTTTCCGGCACTGTCAGCAGTTCAGCGATTACTAGCGCAACGATTTCCAGTTCAACGATCTCTAGTTCAACGATTACCGGCGGTATTATTAGAACGGCCGCTTCTGGTTCGCGTGTCGTTATGGATGATCAAGTGGGGTCTGGACAAATATCTCTTTACACCGGCACTTCCGGTGAGATTAGCGGCCTAATCCAGTCGGCTTTTTTAAGCCTCACAGGAACAGCTGTTATCAGCACACAACTTGTGTCACCGACAACGGGCAGTATTTCTACGTCTACATCTATTACTCTTTACGGTAGAGGTACTGGTTCTTCAAGTACCACTCTTGTTCCTTACGGATCAACACCACATATCGAAATACAGCCGACGGATACATTTTCAACACAGTTAATTCTTGGTAACTGGGCAAGAGCAAACACGCCATCCGCGGCAGGTGGAACAACCACTGTCTCTCTCAGCACTGGCTACAGTGGTTTGATGGACTGGGATGGCTACTACATCATGATGCAGCCTTCAACAGGTACCCGTAATACTTACATAGGTGCCGGTCCTGGTGGTTTTGTCAGTATTCGACCGAACGGTAACGCTTACGGTATTACCGTCGATACCAGTAACGATCTTGTTCCCGATGTCGATAATGTCAGCAACTTGGGGACGTCAACTAAGCGGTGGGTGAATATTTCTGCTGCTGGGAGTATCACCGCTGGAGGCACTTTTATTGCCGGTGGCGGAGTGGTGCGACCAGACGCTAATACTGGTCTTTATCTTCGAGGCAATCAAAGCAATACATCAAATCAGATTGTGGTAAACGCAACGACGTTTAGTTACAACATTTGCAGCGTGGACTGGGTTCCGAGCGTAAACGCTGGCTGGAGCATTGGTAACACATCGTTTCGTTGGAACACTATTTTTGCTACCAACGGGACAATTAGTACGTCCGATAGCCGCGTGAAGACAGATATTGTGACGATCGACGACACTAATCCTCTTGGTATTGGCTTTATTCGTAGTCTTGTTCCGGTGAAGTACCGTTTTTCTGATGCGGGTAAAATGCAGGCCAGAAACGCTGACGGAAGCTTAACTTTTGACGCTGACGGTGAGCGTGTCATGGTCACTAAGACCGGTGTTCGTACACATACCGGTTTTATCGCCCAGCAAGTGAAAGAGTCGCTGGATGCTATTTCTACTGACTGGGGTGGTTGGAGTATGGGCGATGTTGACGACCCGGATTCGATTCAGTCGTTGCGTTACGAAGAGTTCATCGCTCCTCTGGTAGCGTCTGTCCAGAACTTGGACGCACGACTCACCGCACTAGAAACAGCTTAGGATGAAAACATGACTGACTTGATGGAATCCGTTCTCGGACACACCCGCCAACAGCTCGCCCAGGCGATGGCCGCGAACGCTGAACTTTCTGCCCTACTGGCTCAGGCGCAGGAGAAGATTGAGTCTCTGGAAAAGCCGCCTGTTTCCGGGGATAATGAAGACTAATCTGGTTGGAGGTGTCCGGTGGCGACTCGTACGCTGGCGTTGAAGTTTACGAATCATTCCGGTGCCCCTTTTGCGGGTAAGAAGGTGTGGATTACGCCGTCTACTCGCGTGTTGGACACTTCGGGCGCTGTGATCCTCGAGGGTGTGCCTATCGTGGTGACCCTTGATAGTGCTGGTGCCGCGAATGTCACGTTGCTGTGTACTGATTCCGCGAGTATCAATCCGACTGGTTTCACGTATCGGTGTACGCCTTCGTGGGCGAATAGTCGTCCGATTGATTTCCTTTTTCCTTCGGGTGCTGGTTCGTTGGCGTTGTCTAGTATTGGCTCGGTTCCTGCGACTGCGGGTACTCCAATTGTGGTGGGGCCGCAGGGTCCGGCGGGTCCTGTGGGGATTACGGTGTCGTCTACGGCTCCTGTTTCTCCTGTGTTGAATCAGTTATGGCTTCAGGTGTAGGTGTGTATGATGGGTTTTATTGTGTCTGTTGAAGGGTTGTTGTGATGGCTGCGATTGTCGCTGGCGATATTTTGTGGAAGTTTTCAACGACTTCTGGTTCGGCAGGTAACTCGACTGCGGGTACTAACGCGGGTCTTGGGAAGTACATTTCGACTTCTGCTTGGGCTGGTGGCGCGATCAATGACTTGTTTGATGATTTGACGGGTGCTCAGAACGCGGCGTCGCAGGTGGATTACCGGTGTTTGTTCATTCATAACACGAACACGGCTAACGCGTATCAGAATGCTGCGGTGTGGTTGTCTTCTGAGGTTGCTGGTGGTGCGAGTATTGCTATTGGTGTTGATACGACGGCTGCTTCGCTTGTTGGTTCCGCTGCGGCTCAGGCTTTGACTATTGGAAGTTTGACGACGGCCCCTGCGGGTGTGACGTTTGCTTCGCCGACTACTTACGCCGCAGCCCTTATTGCTGTTCCTTTGGGTACTATTCCGGTTGGTTCGTGTCGCGCTATTTGGGTAAAACGGTCTGCTGCTAACACTGCGGCACTGTCGGGTGACGGTGTGACCCTTGCGGTTCAAGGCGATACAGGGAGTCTCTGATGGCTAAAGCTGGATACACGGTTATCTCTGGGCAGGTGTCCCTTGCGGCGGCATCTACTCGAACCGTCCTTGCGCTGATTGCTCCATCGACCTTTGGCCTTGACCTGACGAAGGTTCGGATTGGGTTCGACGGAAGCACGAACAACCAGGCCTCGGTAGTCGTGGACTTGTGTGCCGCGACGTTCGCCACGAACTCAACGCCAGGAACCAACAACACGGCCGTGACACCGAACCAGATCTACGGTCGACAGATTGCAGTTGGTGCGACGGCGTTCGCGGCATCGGCTACGGGCTTTGAGCCGACCGTGCTGACCGTGCTAAGCAAGTTCCCGCTGTCACCTCAGGGCGGCCTTGTCATGTACGACATCCCCTTGGGCACTACCCCTGATTCACCCGTCTCGCAGGGCTTCGTGTTGCGATGCACCACACCAACGGGTGTCTCTGTAAATGCCTACGGTGAGTTCACGTTCGAGAGGTGCTGACATGCCCGCTTACTCCCTTGAGCGTGCATAGTGGACGAGGCGCTCGCCGCCCTGCTATTGCTTTTACCAGTCGGCGGCTACACGTTTAGTGACGGAAACGTCACGGTGACACTGGGCGCGCTGACGGGTGAAGGCTCGACGTTGCGAGCTGACACTGTTACGGCGACGGTTGACGGTCAGCCAGTCGAAGTGCCTCAGCCGCTGTTCTTGACTGGTTGCGCGGTTCTGGCTGGTGAAGTCGACGGTGTGACGATTGACCCGCGTGAGCAGTTGGAGCTCTTTGTTGTAATGGTCATTCGCGGCTTGGCGGGCGTCTGATGCCTACAGCGGTCATTGTTCCTCAATACGGAGGACTTTATACTGCAGAAAATGCATCATTTGCTGTTGCTAATTCAGGTAGCGCTACAAGAACTGATATTCGAACTGCAACGTATACTGGATACGGGTCTGACCCTGACAGCGGCCTGTGGACTGCACAACAATTTTTCCTCTGGTTTGATTTGTCGGGCATCCCTGCTGGCTCAACAATCACTTCCGCCACATTTGCATTTACCAACTATGGGCCTAGTTCTGGGTTTTTAGTACAGTCCACTCCTGTTTTTCAGGCTCGTCTGTATTCTGGAAAACCCACTGTCATTGTTTTGTCTGCAACTAAAAGCGGAAACGTCGTAACTGTGACGACAGATTCTCCTCATCGGTATTCAGTTGGCGATCAGTTTCTTTATTCAGGAGAGTACATTTATGGCAGTAGGGCGGCGAATAATGGAACGTACACGGTTGCTTCGGTTGAATCTGCCACCTCTTTAACATTCACTTCAACAACTTTTGTTGCGGGCGTGACTTCACCGGGGCCGGTAACCATAGATCAAATGCAGTGGCTTAGTTCATCTGCGATGGGTGCGCTGACACTTGCCGCAAGTAGGCCTACTAGCACTATGAGCAACTTTACTCGCTACTCACTTTCAAATACAGGGACCGTTCTTGTTGATGAGATTACTTCTAAAGCGGGTTCCTATTTCGGTTTGGCTTTTACTCACAGCGCCTACGCGCCTACTCTTGGTTCAGAATCCCAAAACACTATCGGAATTCCCTCACCGGGGTATACAACTCCAGCAGAACGACCTGCCCTAACAGTCACTTACACTGAACCTTCTGTGCCGAAAATTAGTATTCGCGGGTATGGCTCAACAAATACTGGTAACGGTTGGGATTCAAATTTCAGCGGTCTTCTTAGTGTTGGTGCCCCAACTTTTAACGTTGCGCCACAAAACGGGGATCTTGTTGTTATCGTCGGAGTGCAGAGTCATGACGAAACAGGTGACAACGGCACTAGTGGTGTTTCTTTGTTTCTCGGTGGTGTTTACTACGCCCCCGGCTATCCAAGCGGTGCGCGAGCAGATGTTGGTCCTGCTTTAACTAGGGTTGCAGATTTTTATGGCGATCCAGCAACGGGTGAAACTTATACGGGTGGAATCAGAATGACGGTGTGGTCCGTTAAATGGGTAACTGGTTCTTCATACTTTTTTATGGGCGATGCGGGGGCAAATGCGTGCTCTTTTGAATTTTTTGCGTTAACTGGGGCAGACAGTGTTACACCAACCACGTTTACCACATCTCCGGGAGTGGGCTACACAACGTCATCAACACCGACGACCCTCGGAAATTTCACTGCCGGTTCTGTGTCTAGCGCGTCCATTCCATCTGTCACGGTAGCCCAGAGTGGCGACATGGTGATGGCTCTTTCTGCCGCGACTTCTGGCACTTTTGGTAGCAGCGGAACGTGGACAAAGCCAATCGCTACCGACCCGCAAGTTGCTTTTGGCGGGTCAGGCCAAAGTGTTCTGCAGATGCAATACAAAACCCCTAACGCGGGAGTTTTGTCATCTGACTCAATCGGTTTGACTAGCGGTAAAAATGTCCTAACTACGGCCCTTACCATTATACAGGCGGTTGCTGGCGGCCCACCGTCTGCTCTCGTGTCCAACGCTGCCGTAACCCGCGCTTCAAGGTGGTGACCTGATGGCAATCGCGGGTAGGGGCTATAACGCTTCAATCATTGTTCAGCGTACCGCGAACGTTGCCGCAATCACGCTCACTAGCGTCAACGATACTCGTACCGCTACATGGAATACGACAAGTGCTGTTGATAGTACCCGCGGTGTTTTGTGGAATACGAACGCCGCGTCAAGCAACACACGAGTTGCTTCGTGGAACGTCTTAACTGCTGCGGTAAACAGTCGTGTCGCGTCGTGGAATGTCAACGTTGGTGTCAGTAACGCGCGGACGGTTTCGTGGAATACGGCTGCTTCCGTCGCAGGTACACGGGTCGCTTCGTGGAATACAAACGCGGCGCTCAACAACACACGCATAGCATCGTGGAACGTGAAAGCGTCAACGAGTAACACACGTACCGTATCGTGGAACGTCAACACGGCAGCAAGTAATACACGCAACGCGTCATGGAGTGTTCTTTCTAGCGCCACTAATAGCCGTGTCGCGTCGTGGAATGCGCTAGCTGGGTTGTCTAACAGTCGTGTTGCGTCATGGAACGTCGCGGCTCTTATTCTGACCGTTGTTTCTCCACGCGTCGCGTCATGGAACACGTTTGCTTCTCTCACAAACAACAGAAACGCTTCGTGGAACGTGAAAGCGTCAACGAGTAACACACGTACCGTATCGTGGAACATCAACACGTCCACGAGTAATACACGGGTCGTTTCGTGGAATGTTCTGAGCGGTCGCAGTAATACGCGTGTCGCTACGTGGAATACCCGCGGCTTGGTTTCTGGTAGCCGTGTCGTTTTGTGGAATGTGGACGGTAACGGTCCTGACGTTTTTCAATGGAATGGTTCAACGTGGGTTCGTGGTTTCCTGTTCCGCTGGAATGGTTCAGCGTGGGTTTCCGCAACACCTAAATACTGGTCTGGAACCACATGGATACCTACAAAGTAGGTTGCTCAGCGTCTGGTTTCACGCGAAGATGTAAGTCAATAGACTTGACTTTTTTGGAGCATAAATGGACCCCGATGCGTTGAACCAGGCGCGAAACGTTTTAGAGATTCTGGTCATTGTAGGGGCTGTGATTGCTGGTGCGTGGAGGATCCGCGCGGGTATTGATAAACGTGGTACGGATCTTGAAATACAGATGGCTCATGCTGAAAGTGAGCGTGACGCGATTTTGAACGAGCTTGAGACGTTGAAGGTGTCTTTGTCTCGCGAGTTTGGTGGTAATAGTGGTGGGATGCGTGAAGCGATCAACCGCATTTCAATAACAGTTGATGCTCTTGACGTGAAGTCGAATGCGTTGAGTGTTGAGATTGGTGAACTTCGGGGTCGTTTCGATCAGCACATGTCGCGGATGTAAAGGTCCAGAAACGCAAAAAAGAGTACAGTGAGCCCCCACCCCCGTTAAGGGGTGAGGGCTCACTTGTGTTTACAGGCCGATGCCTTCCATGTACTCCTTGGGATTCATTCTGTTGAATGTGGCCCGGCCTGCTGGTGCTGATGATGCTGGGGATGGGACGGTCAGCGGCCCGCCTCCTTGTTTACCGTCCGAGAACCAGACGGCGACAACCCTGATCGCGTCAAACAGGGTCAGGACGCGGGAAAGAATTCCAGCTGCTTGCTGGAACTGATTGAACCGGACGATTGTTGCGGGCGATGCTGCTCGAGCGAAAGCATATCCCGCGCCTGCCACGGCGACCGCCATGATAAGGTATTGCATTCGTTTTCCTCCTGAAATTTGAGTAAGGCTTGCTGCCCGGTGACGTACCGGTTTACCGCGTGCTCCCAGAGGGCGTGATATTTCTCTGGGATGCAGTTGTAGGCGTTGATCCCACCAGATTCCACCTGGTGTTCTATGAACTGCTTGTCGTACATTGCGATGCGCAGTTTGGATCCGCAGGTGCAGGTGTCTTCAGAAAGGATGTAGTCACATGGACACGTATTTCCGTCGAACTGGCAGGCGGGGCCGTGTTCTGTGCTGGTGCGTGTGTGCGTGTGTTCTCCTTCTCCGCATTCGCTTCTGCGGCATGTGGAGGTGTGCACGGTTTCGGCTTCGACCACTCGGCAGTGACAGAGAGCCAAATAGTCAAACTCTTCCATCTCGCTGCCGACGCTCCATAGCAACTCTTCGGAGTAATACAACGCGGAGATTGGGTACTTGTCGTTGTATTTAGATATGGACTGGCCGATTTCTATCGCGGCTTCTTCCGTGATCGGGATGACTGACATTGCGTTGACGAACACGCAATCGATCTCGTGATATGAATAGCCGTCCGCGACAGAGTTGCAGCCCCAAGGGGAGGCTTGACCGAGGGGATCCGAACCGCCAAACCACCACTTGTCTCTTGTGCTGTAGATCCGCTTCTCGTTGTATTCGCCGCTCATTTCCGCGACGAGAATGGGCCCGGGCATGTCATATTCGCTGCACCATAGTCGTACATCTGACGCGACATATCCGGAAACGTCCAGCGGTGACTTGTATTTCACGACCGCTGGCGAGAAAAACATGAGCCCGTTTTGGGTGAAGTAGGACGCGCCGTAGTTACAGTCATCGTGTGCGACTGCAACTAACAGCGCGTACCCCGAGGAACCAGGGGACAGCATGCTCACTGTCCCCTGGTTGTATTCACGGTCGTACTTGGCAATGAGCGGGTATCCGCTCCATTTACCAAGCCAAGGGTCGTCTTCGGTCACTTCCTTCGTGCTGCCTTGCGCTTCTTTGAGGCGTGAGTGACCTTGCGGGCGCGGATCATTTCATCCGCGTAGTCCTTCATTTCGTCCTCGGAGGTGAGGACTGTGCCGTCCGTTGTGACGGCGTGGAAACCTTCGCCAGCGACTTCGGTGAAAGCAACACCAGTGCCGCATGCGGACGGGTGCAGACCAGCAACCTCTTCTTCCGTTTCTTCAACGGTTTCTTCTGCCGCGGCGAGGTAAGCAACCCACTCTTGGATTGCGTCGTCAAGCTTCTTCGCCTTGCGCTGCACGAGAGTCAACAACAGCACCACGATGATGCTTGCAGCGAACACCGCTGCAACAACGGCTGCCATGTTGCTGCCGACGGAGAGGAACGCGGTCACTGATGACCAGATGACTGCTACCCGAGCCCACATAGGGGCGAGTTTCACGATCGGCACGAATCGCGCGGCGAACGCGACTCCGACTGCGGCCCACTTCTTGACGATGGGATTTGCTGCGATGTCTGTCAGGATTTTTGCAGCGAACAGCAACTTCGCGGTCCTGCTGGTTGTCCTGATCACGTCTGGATCTGCGGCTGCGGTGTGGACCGTTTCGCGTGTCTTGGTGATGCGTTGAACGAGCCCGTCACGGATGGACCGGAACGCGCCGACGACGCGACGCACAACGTTTGCAGTCTTGCGGACGATCGGGCGCTCCTCGTTGAGGACCGTGAGAACGGTTTCCCCGGCAGCGTCAGCGACACTGTCGGTCATGGCGTTGATGCGTGTGACGATCGATTCAGCGCTTTTCGCGATGGCGTTCAAACCCTCGATCACGAACTCAAGATTCGTTTCGTTCGCCGCTACTGCCGTAGTGCCTGCGCCGGGTCGAGCGCCTTGCGGGGTTCGTGCCCACGCGCTCTTGATGGTGGTGAACATGGTAGACCTTTCGGGTTGTGGATCTTGGGCTGGTCCCAAAACTCCAAGG